CACAATTACAGGTTCTCTTTTTCGCCAAACGTTAGTTTTCTGTCTTCGATCATCGTGGCGTTCTCCATGTCCAAACACATTCGGTTCAATAGCCCTTCTATTTCGTCTTCCGTTGTGCTGTATTTGTTTGCTAATACTTTGATTACCGTAGCGTATTCGTACCACATTTCCAGTTTTAATGGCCACTTGTAGTATTTCACAACTTTCCTCACACACGACAAATCACCCACCATAGCGCAGTAACTTAAGTTTCTTGCCATGCAAATATTCCCTCGAGTTCCAACCATTTTTCCGTTAAATAATTTGATTAGAAACTTTTCACTGGTGCTATAGTTGTCAGTGTATGTGACGCCCTGCACTGGCTGCCAAGCCCCAGTCGCTGTTTTGAATCGCTGTTCGTATTTTCTTTGTTGTCCTCCACGGAAGCCGTCTAGAGCTGTCCTGGCTTTGACCACTACTGTCGTAACATACACGAATTCGAATGGCGTGGTTTCTTTTGTCCACGTGAGAAGGATCCGCCCACGAGTCTTCTCTATCGTGGCCACTGAGCGTATATATGCAGTTTTTTCCTTAGTAATCTCCGTTTGTTCTTCGTTTGATATCGCATCTTGCTGTCGCTTGTTGAACGTTTCCATTACTAGCTGGTCACACAGTTGCTCGTGGTCTAAGAACATCAAAGGGCTTTTCGCCGCTAGAGTGGTTTTCCCGTGGCCTGGACCCATTCCGATTGCCAAATTAACTTCCGGTTGACCACCATTGCCATTGAAAACTTGGTGGCGACGGCTCATGCGAACAAAATCCGGTCCCACTTCTAGTTGTCCATTGCTGTTTGTATAAATTGTCATCCTCAAAAAGTTGCCGCCTACGCTGCTAATCACGGGTTTAGAAACCATGTTGTGTTGCCTTGCACTGTGCAGCATTACTTCTTCCTTTGTTACCATGCCCCTTATTATCATCATGTTATCATCTCCCAAAACCAACATTATAACCAAGCTCTTGATGAATCTCTCAACAAAATCGGCATGGACATTTAAGTTCACTATGGTGTTACCGATGGATGTGGACGCCTGGCCCGTTAGTCGCCCAGCATCGCCGTCAAATTTAATGTTCACGCCCCTCGCTTTCCAGTGTCTGTGCACTTGTTTCCACGTAGATATCATTTGTTTGCTACATCCTAACATCTCATACACCAGCATCTCCGTGTCGATTTGTATCATATCTGTTTGTCTATCTTGCTTTGCAAGGTCGTCCTCGACGAAAGTCACTCCACGGCCACCCAGTTTGTTCAATCGCGCTGATAACTGTCGGGGAGTATATCCGTCACTGTAAATCACTTGTGGTATTAAAACCCTCTTCAGGTTCTCTTTAGCCTGTAAAAAACCCGCGCTGAATAGTGCGGTTATACCTTTTCGTTGCCACACTATTAATCTACTAACTTGTTCACTTATTGTGGTCGTGTATCCGTTTTCGTCTCGTGGCGCTGCAATTAGGAGATTGGACAAAACGTCTTTCATCCTCGACTCTAGTTTGGTGTGAATTTTAACTTGATCTAGTCCATGCACATAGAATCCTTCACTTAAAATTTGGTCCACTTCTTTTGTGATTAACAACCCGTCGGGTCGGGTTGACAACCAGTTTCGTATTGCCACGTAGTTCCAACCTATAGGTTTCAACCACTTTTCGCTGTCTCCTTTAAAATAGATGCGCCGGAACCGCTCAGCGTCAGTTTTTGGGTCTCGGTTGACCTCTCTCAAGTGTAAGACGCTTCCAAATAACGTTGAAACTGCTTGCCACCCACCATGCAATTTGGAGTTGTATATTCCTTGTGCATGTGTTGGCCACTCTCTCGTCTTCAACTTAACTGCTTCAATAGTCCCACTAAATCCTTCCTTTTGCCTCAATTTTATGTCTTCTTTTGGTAGTTCTAAAACTGTTTCTATCATTCCGGTTTCATCATCCCAGAAATTTATCGTTGACGGATTTGCCAGCTCTTCAACGGTCTCAGTTGTTGTCGGGTTTGTGTGTGCTCCACCACCTACTATTAAATCATCTTGTGCATAGCGCTCTGCATCACCCAACTGTGACACGCCGAGCACTATATTGGGGTCCACCAACATCGTTTCATTAAGGCAATCTATGCTTAACAGTGTTTGTTCTAATTCTGGTGTGATTTTGGTGTCAAAATCGTCACGTGAAGCTTGCTTTGACTCTGCTGTTTTCGCAAGGGAACCTTGGTGTGTATAGTCTTGCGCTCCCTCGTGTCCCAACTCATCCACTAGTATTGCATCATCATTGGTGTCCGTTTTCTCATAGCCTGCCCCGATAGGTGAAAAAGTTATGTTCAGGAAACAATGTGGGTCCGACAAGCTCAGTGGCTCCAGCACCAGTTCGCCTGTTAATTCCCGGTACGTAGAGACATGGACATCATACACGTGTTCATCACTTACTATTCCGTCACCACCATAAACCTGCTTCACAATTTGGTTTATTTGAGTGCCTTGCTTGCCCTGTATGAAAGTGAACTCCATCACCCTTTCTCTGTATTCCTCAGGTGTTAGCGTATCTGGCTGGTCCAACAATCTCAATAGAATCTGTGCTTTTTGTGGTTCCAACCTATTTCCCACTGGTACCCATGCTACTCTATCCCATGCTGCGACCACGTCGGGATAGTTGAACTCCGTTTCAGTTTCGATTATATCGCAGATATTTTTGAGTGAATGGTTATCACCTGGCTTGTCCGCTGCGGTTACAAGTTTCGGCAACCCTTCTTCAACTCCAAGACGAATTGGACCACCGCCACCTAGCGCTGCAAATAGTTGATCGTCCCAAACTTCATCATCGGGAAACCTCACTCTTGAGCGTTGCAAGTCTAGCATGTGATCGCGGTCTGGTCTCGCGTGATGATTCAGGTTGCCGAACCTTGCAATTAAAACTTTCTCCGCTCCTGGGTTCACACTCACTCCAGCATTCCAGTCATGCCAATCCGCCCATCTTTTCGATGCGCTGTTGATGAACCCTAGCTGTTCCGTCTCTCGGGTCAAAATTTGCCGGTCCATCGGCGCTGTTGGACAATCTATTGCTACACCCACATCATAAACGACTGAGGGATAATTCTCGCAGCAAATCACTGTCATGTCGTTCATTGTCGTTGCAATAGACCAATCTAACAACTGTCCATGACCGCACAAGTACAATCTGCCGGGTATCAAACTATGGTGGAACCAACCATGAATATTCCTCCCTTCTTTGTCTTCCACCATGCATGTGGTGCACTCTTCTCTGATTATACCTCTGTTACTTTGCATGACTATGTCAAACCTACCTTCTAGTCTAGCTCTACCGTTTTCAATTTTGTCTGCTATTTTCCTGTATGTTTCGGGAATCGGTTCTTTTGTTGCTAACAAGTTCCTAATCTCATGTGCTCGATAATGGGCTACCTTGTCGCGAGGCCGTTGGTTCGGTTTGATTCTTACTTTAACGAATTCTTGCGGCATTACTTTGGATGAGTCGAATGTGGAGACTGACACTAGAGCACAGTGACTGTAACCATCTCGATGGGCAGTAATTCGGATCCAGTCTATAGGTCCATTGTTGACCAAGCTTACCCTATAATGGTTTCCTGTTATCATTCCGATGTTTAAACCACACGCACTCCACAGTTGCATCACTCTCTCTGTGTCCTCATATTGCTTAATGCGGAGCATGTTCAACCAGGTTATTTCATCTAACACGAATTTTTTGCTTTCCTCTTTGCAGCGAGATCGCCTTAACCGCGTGGCATGCACCCACACGTCTTTAACGCAACCGCCCATCTGATCCGGACTCATGATGACCTTCACAGCACCAAGGTGCACTGTTTCCCCCCTGCCCATTTTGGCAGGGAGTCGGTCGTATGGCAGGGACAACGTTCCGATTGGCCAATTGACTTGTGCCGAGCGTTGCGGCGCTGGTTCTTCTACTGATTCTAGCGCTTGTCTTATTAAACTCTCCATCATTTCTTTGTCTTCTCTGGTTAATGCTCCCGTAGTTGGCGAGCCCCGAATATCATCTGGGATCACGGGGTCCAATGCTTGCACTAGCGGCCAGAGCTCCGAATGATTGGTCGTGCTTTTCAGTACCAGCCTCAGCGGAAGTGCTGATCGTGTGCACATGTTGTCACGAATTGGTTTCATATTGATTTTTTCTTGTATTTGACGTAATTGTGGATTCAAGGGTAAGTTTGAATAGCCATGCTGGTTTGCTGGCTGATAGTAACATGTATCCAATTCGAACCAGTCAAAATTTGCTTCATCCATTCCATATACATGACCATAATTAAAATTCGCGGCACAAAAGCGCGCTATGTTAACGTGAGAGATTGGTTTGTGCAACGCCATTCCATCGATAAATGGCCCAAACGTTCGCCACGGCCCCACAACCGTATTGTGGTTGGTCAATAGTTCTTGCGTGTGCAGGTGCATTAACACTTCTTCCGAATATAAGCAGTGCAAGCTCGGCCTGCCACTTCGCAACATTCTCAGTGTTGTGCCAGGGAGTAACATTGCAGCCAAGACCCTCAAGCTAGCTCCAAAGCGCCCTGGGTCACAAAGCAACTCCAAAGTTTCATAACCTAAATTCGTGATTTGCTCGTCTAACACTCCTATGTGTATGTGACGGCCGGGGAACCTTGCAGGTGATCTCATGGCCTTCCCCGGGCACAGGCTATATAGGTTGACAATTGGACTCTCGTGCAGCTTCATGTTATACAACTTGTTCTTAAAAGCGCTTAACCACAACACCATGTTGGTGGTCAGTGCTGCTCCGTTTGCGAGATTCTCTGCCACGAAATGAGTTTTGGAAGTGCTCAGCATATCACGCCCTGGTCCCAGCCTCTCACCAAGCAGGCTCGCAGCCAATGGGTTGTGCCAGACTGTGAGGCTTGGCCCATCATGACTTGATAGGTGCTTGCACAGATCAGGTGACAGATCTATTGTTAGCGGCAGTTCTAACAATTCTCCCAGTCTTATGCTTTCTTTTTCCCGTAGCACCTCATTGGTTGCACCACTCTCAGGTGTGAAATAAAACCCACGTTCATAGTTGTGCTCCAGGTATTGTGCTCCTGTTTCTGGGCACACTATGCCTACTAGTCGGACCAAACCCCAACAATCTGCGTGCTGACCTAACCCATTAATTCTCGTGCCATCTGGTGCAAGCTTGTTTGGGTTATATCTTGTGGTGTTTCCCTTCGCTTCTAATGTGCTTAAGTTGTTTTTTAGCTGTTCCACGCCACTCGCAGGCACGTAGCTTCGCTCAAATTTAGGATAATCTTGGATGTGTTTGCGGCTTATCCGCGTGTAGGTCATTCGTTTCCTTCCGCGCTCCTCTCGTAAACCCGCGTTCCATCCCATTGTACCCCACCCAAACTCGAATAATAGTTCGACGTGAGCAATTTTGCCACCAGTTACTGGCTCATCACCATGATGGACCCATGCTGCTGTGGTCCATCCTGCAGGTACAGGCATGAGGCGTTCCCAGCAAACCTCTTCCAGATCTGTTCTTTTAATCCCAATCGCTAGAGAATATGTGTCCATGAATTGCTCTTTCGTTTCAGACGCTGCAGCCTCTCCTGGGGTCATCGGTATTTTGTTTGTGCTAATTTCAACTGGCACCCATTCTCCTGGCGTACATACACTCCAGTCTATCATCTCCAGTGCTTTTGAACTATAGTGCGGTCGGATCATGAATCCTTTGCGTCCGTACTTTTCTTGTAAGATGCCGCTAGTCGATAAGAACAGGACTTCGTTGTTTTGGTACTCAGGAAACATTCCGCATTCTCGTTCGTTGGAGTAGATCACTGTGCTATTAAAAACTGCTGCTAGCAACAGCTCTACTTCCAAAGTCAGTTTCGTGACGTGAATTCTGCAGTTGGTTATGGTCGGGTACACCCGGTTTTCTATGTACTTGTGTAGTTCAGCAGGCAGCTCAATGTCTGCCCCATTCACCATGGTGTCATTCGTTGTCGGACTGACTCGTATGTCCACAGCAAACGGCGAATCTAACGTGCCTAGAAGTAAGGTGTCTCTTCCATGCTTGCCTCCGTTCCAGTACTCCACTTCTAATCTGTTGGCACTGTGTCTGCACTGTGGAGAGCAAATAGCAATCCATCCCAACGGGTCCGTTTCTAAAGCTCGCGCTTTTTTGTCAACTGCTAGCGTTGCCAACTGTCCGATAAGATTGTTACAAATGGCGCAATCATTACGCCAATAATAGCCCCTACCAGTGAACTCTTTGAGCTCATATAAGGGCGGGTTTGCCGACAACATAGTTTTGTCCGCCCAGTCTAACACTGCGTGATTCCCCAAAACCACCCTCCTCTTGTGACTGCGCAAGCAGACTGAGAGGCCTGACAGGTTTTTGAGCGTCGTCATGACTACTCTCAACAGCATTGGCAACTTTTCCGTGGCGATACCTGTAACTGAGAGTAACTTATTCAATCCATCTTCCAAGTCTGTGTCGCTGGTGATTTTGTCAACAGCTTTGCCAATTAGCAGCGCGCCTATCATTTTAGGTTGTATTGCGCTATCAGTCTCTGCACCCAAAATTGAGTACTGATGCACCATTGCTAGGTGGGTCATCCATGCTAAGCGTGCTGTTGCTTTCCCGTCAGCCACGTTTGTTTTATACTTGGATGATACTGTGTGAGTACTGAATTGTGCTGTGTTAATCAGCGTCCTCAGTTGCACTAGTAAGTCATCGAACGTGGTCCCAGGTCGTAGACATCTGCGCATTAAGTTGTTCAATAAATCCACGTTAAACGACCTTTCTGTGAAAGACAACAAGTCTCCTGTTACCAATGCCTGCTCAGGGTCGAGGATGATGGTTGGTACTCTGACGATTATCAATGAGTTGTTTAACTTGAGGTTATCTACCCACACGGGCCCCGTGCAAAGTCTCAAGACGCGAATGGTTCCCATCATACTCACTGTGTGCCACTTTAAATTTGTATTCGCTAGATATTTCCCATTAATCAAAGCGTCATATTGGTCATCATGGACCCTATAAACCCGATTGCTGTCTGGGCACCGTAGATATTTGTTGTTTCCTTGTTTGTCAAATTCCATCGGGCACCAGGCGAACACGTCTTTCCACGTTTTGAACGTTTCTGCTACAACCTGCGCTGGCAACGACAAAATGTTGGCGCTAGCAGATAGTGTAACGTTTATTCGTTCAGACGGTTGGACATCTGTGAACCATGGACCTTCACCCAAAATTTCTTTTTGTAAGCTTTTATAATCTGCACCATCTGGTTGCAACCTCCTGCCATGGTACTTCAACATAGCCACGTATACTGGTCTGTCTAGTCTTGTTTGCAGCTTATCGTGGTCGCTATTTATGTCCCAATAACACGTTATGTTGTCACTCTCCATAACGTAAGCAGCGTATATGCAAGGTCCTTCACTATGTATCCTTCCTGCAGTGTGACCTCTCACTCTTCTTAGTAAGGCCAGCGAACAACTTATTGGCCCTGGGTCCGTTGGTGATGTGCGTTGGTTACTCGCAAAACCCCTGTCTTTAATGTGTTCAGTTAAGTACTCTTCTACTGTGGAAGGGACGTAAATGATTTTAGATTCGTCTTTTAAAGCCGAGATTTTTAATTTGGCCAGTTTATTCCTCACAATACCTAGTGTTCTGGTTTTGTGTCTGGCGTGCCACTCAAAGTTTTCCGCCATACCAGGTAAAATTGAAGTTTCCGCACCCACTCTTTTCATGTAGCCGGTGGCAATCAGCCTGCATTCTGGTTTTGCTCTCATTTGAGTGCATAGATGTACCAAGCTCGTGTAAACCAGCTCTTGCAAATCAGGTTCATATTCATAGTCCTTGATGCGCCTTTTGTTCGTGTCTGGATCAATTGACGATACTTGCCACTTTTTCTTCTTAAATTTCAAGTATGATTTTAGGCCCGAGTGATTTGATGACACGTAAGGATAGGCCCCCATGTCGTCATAATTTGTGGTTTCTAGGTCAATGCCCATGTCTTCCTTTAGGTGGACTGCTAGT